CACCCACGGTGCGTTAGCGTCATAAAAGATGTTAGTCTGTTCCGCTGTAGTGTTAGCATTCTCAACGCCTTGCTCTAGGAATGCTACAGCTTCTTCTGAGTTAGCTACAGCTAGATAAGCACTAGCGTTGTTAGCATGAGTCTCGATGTCATCCACTGACTGATTGTATGTGTCAACAGTCTCTTGTTCAATCTGTAGGACTTCTACGTTGTCTACTACAAATGTCTGCACTTCAGCTTCTTGGTCAGGAGTACTGGCTTCTTCTACTTTCTCAGCTACCTGTATTGCTGTAGACATATTCACAACAGCCTCAGTAAACGTATCAATAGCATCGTCCATAAGCTCTAGTTCTACTACAGCCTTGTTTTCTAATACAGCCTTAACGTCACCGTATGGTTGATAGTTAGTAGCAAAGTTAGTCAAAGCAGTATTGTACGCTTGTACCTGTGCTTCCTGTATGTGTGCTGTAGTAGATAGAGTACCATCAGACAAAGCGTCACCCTGATTGGCGTACTCCATACCTGCGCCCACTAGAAGGATGCCAGTGTTAATCTTATCGACTATGGCAGTGCTTGAGTCTAGTAGTTCGTCATACTCACTTGAGTGAGCTACGGAACTTAGCACTAATAGAGATAATAGTATCTTCTTCATCTGTGTCCTCTCCTCCTATGTTTAATACAGTATTGTACCAATCTTTTGTTTTCTTGTTGTAGTCTGGTATGTAAGTATCTGGTTGGCGTTTCATAACTAACATAGCACGTTTACCTACGACTAGCTTACCGTTGTTCAGTAGGGGACAAGGTGTACCTGATACAAACATTGCCTTCCATACGTCAGTGCTTTGACACATACGTGCTACTGCACTTACCTTCATACCTAAGTCAGCTAGTACCTTAGCGTCCCTACGTCTGTTACATTCAGGGTCAACATCATAAGTACCGCTACTAAACCCTACGCCTACTGTTTGTAATGAACCACCTGTACCCTTAAGGCAGGTGTCCATACCATTACTCATGTAACTAGGAGTGATTGCAGAACCTACTGGTATTTCACTACTGCTTCCTGCTCCGTTGTACGTATTACTTACTGAATCATCCTGTGTATTATTGTTACTGTTGGTAGTCGAGTTAGAACCGTGGTACGTATTCAAACTACCTTCCTGAGCGTTGTCCCCAAGTGCTACCCAAGACAACAGCATTAGTAAGCAAAATAACTTTTTCATTTCTTAGGCAACAACTTCTGTACTGTTTCTGATTCATAGATACGAATACCTAACCAGATAATAGTAAAGATACTAGCAACGGGAGGCAACCAAGCCGCTAGTGACATCACTCCTGTGGATGCCGCGAATACGTCTACAGCTTGTTTTGTTTCTTCCGTTACCATAATATTCTCCTAAGAATTATCGAGGTATTTCGTGTATTACGTTATAAACTATTTCAGTATCACTGTATCGAGTGCCACGGATTACATCCATAATAGTATCATTATCTACTGATGCTAAAACTAATGCTTCAGCCACTGCTATAGCTTCTTCCCTAGTAGCACATTCTTGATGGACTACTTCCTCTAGCCTACCTTCACTGTTTAATTTAGTGTATGCTACAATCATACCTATAACCCCACGCTTGTTAGTCTTGCTGTACTGTCTCTTACTTGTGCGGTATCACCCGAAGCAAGTTCTTTTATTTTTAGTTTAAAAGCCAATGTAGCATCCGTAAACGCAAGTTTAAAAGATACCTTGTTCCTATCAATTCCTGACCTGTATCTTTCAGTAATGTCGTAGCTTTGAATGAGAGTTGTACCTGCACTTTCCCACGCATAGGGATGCCAATAAGCTGTATCGCCTGTAGACATTGCCGCTGTAGAATTAGTAGAGCAAAAGTAAGTTCTATTTGTGGTAGGGTCATATTGAGAAGCTCGAATAGTATGCTCTATTGACCCACCAGTGCTAACCTGTGAAACTCTGCCAAACTGAGTAAATAAATGTGTTTTATCATCTGAAACATAGTACCACTCTTCACTGCTTGTTCTTATGCTATAAGGACCAGAAGTTGATTGCTCTGTAACAGTGCCTAATGTGTGCGTTGTCGCTCCCGAAGGTACGGTAAGCTGTAAGGTTAATCTTATGTCGTTTACTGAGCTAGTATAATTCCAATAAGTAGACCACTCCACATCAACATGACGACTAGTCTCTACAGGTGTTGTAGGATGATAAATAGTAGTGTATTGACCTAAGTCTTGGTCTGATGTATTTAAATACAAGTAGCTTGTCGTGCCACCGAGCCGTACTTCGCTAGATTTGTAATAAGGAGACCAGCCAGTAATAGTGCCATCTACATTAACATTACCTTTAAGGTTTATGGTGTTTTCGCCATCTCCTGAAGTAGTGCCATTACCTATGTTGAATATATTTTTTGCGTTAGATGACTGACTGCCCATGTTAATGGTTGTAGAAAGCCCTGCAAAAAAACCAGTACCATAACCAGTTCCTATATTTACAACCTTAACGTCTGTTGCATTGCCGTTATTACCACCTGTAGCAATATTAGTAGTAACACTGCCTGTTGTACTTATGTCTACGTTAGGTGCTGTGATAGTACCTGTGAACGTAGCACCTGATAAGTTAGCTTTACCTGAAATGTCTTGATGGGTTGTTAGATAATCAGAAGAATCAAAAGCCTTAACCTGCGCTAGGTTAGTTACTTCTGAATCCATTAAAGCACCTGCGGCAGTTACGTTAGTTGTATCCGTTACGTCTGCGCTTGTTTCTATGCCTGATAGCTTTGTTTTTTCTGCATCAGTAAATGCATTAGTATCTGATACAGCTTCATAGGCTGACTTTATCTCTGCTCCTGTTTGGTCAGCAGTAGCATTAGCCTCAATACCATTTAGCTTACTGTGGTCAGCGTCTGTAAAATCATTTGTTGTTAAACCACCATCACCTACAATGTACGTTGTGTTTACACTATTGATGGTAAAGTTAGGATATGTACCAGTTATTGTAGTAGCACCTGTACCTGTCAAGGCTACTGTCTGGTCTGGTGAATCATTGGTAATAGTACCATTACTCGCTATAGAGATACCAGTGCCGCCCGTAAGGACACCAGTAACATTAGCGGCTGTTACGCTTGCATCAGAACCCGCAGGACCTTGCGCTCCTGTAGCTCCTGTTGCACCCGTAGCTCCCGTTGCGCCTGTAGCTCCTGTGTCTCCTCTAGGTATTGTTAAAACACCTGTAGAAGCATTATAGGACGCACTAGAACCTGCCGCGCCTGTAGCGGCTGTAAGCGTGAGTATAGAGTTTGCTGAGGCTTGTGCAAGGACTGCGGAAGCACTAGCGGCATTAGCCTGAGCAGTTACTTCCTGTAGAAAGGAATTGTCCGATGAATCTCCTGAGCCACCTACACCTCTGAATATAGCCATGAAACATTCCTATAGTTAAAAAAAAATAAAAAGAATTGTATAAAAAAGAAAAGGGAAAGGGGCTTCCGAAGAAACCCCTTAAGTACTACTAAGCGTTTACAGCGATGTTGAATGCCGCGTCTGGACGTAGAACAGCAGTGCCGTACAAAGTATCAGCAGTGTAAAGAGAACCTAAGAACTCTTGCTTGTACTGAGTTTGTGAACGAACACCTTGTTGCTCTGCAAGAACCATTGCGTCTTTGTGGAACAACATAGCTTGTTTAACGTCACCACCTGCGCTGTTAGCGGCGGCAGTTTCGATAACAGGACAGTTAGAAGAAACAAAGATGTCGATACCATACAAGTTACCGATTTGACCATTGTTTACAACTTTACCATCTACGAAATCACTAGAAGAGTAACGGTCGATACCCATGATAGCGTTACGGATTGATGGTGGTACTACTAGACAACGATTGTCCATAGGCACGTCAGCATCATCCATTTTTTGAATTAGCTCACGGAAACCTGCATCATTGAATACGTCACCTGCGGCTACAGAGTCTACAGCGTAAGCCTCAAGACCAGTGCTACCTGCGAAGTTGTAAGTACCAGTACCAACGTAATCACCACCGTTGTCACCGAAAGACTTACCTAGAGCAAACAAGTCAGAATCTACTTGTTTAGCTAGAGCATAACCTGCGTCACCAGTGTAGAACTGACGAAGAGAAGCTAGTGCTTGTACGTCTGTGATGTCTTCGATTAGACGTGAGTACTCGAAGTGCTTGTCAATAACTACTTGTACTTCAGACTCAGTAGCGTTCTGAATGGTTACTGCCGCGCCTTCTGCTTTAGCATGAGCATCACCACGAGTAGGCTTAGGAATGTGAAGGGTATCACCTTTCTTTCCTGCCATAGCCATTTTCTTAACGAGAGGTGCTAATACAAGGTTAGATTGATAAGCGGCAACAACTTCGTCACTCCAGATTTCTGGGATAAAAGTTGCCGCGCTAGTGTTATCTACTGCTCCGCCCATTGCGGGATAAGTTGAATCAGTCATTTTAATACTTCCTATATAATAATATTAGTTTCGTACCCTCCCTTCTTTATACGCTTGCATAATCTCATTTGATAGTGCTTGGTATCTGTCGGGGTCAGTACGCATTAGTTTAATAATGTCTGCGCGTCTGTAGATTTTCTTGGCTCTCTGTTCACCACTACCACGGGCATTGCCTGTAGATGCGGATTTAACAGATTGCTTTCGTTGTTGTTTCTCATTAGCGGCAGTTTGAGTGACAACCTGTTGACGTTCTTTCCATAGGGAAAATAGTTCGTCAGCGGCATCTACATCATACTGTTGGTCTGCCTGTGCAAAGAGCCGTGTCCTAATCTTCGAAGCCTTAATCCACTCAACGAACTTAGCGTCCTGCAAGATTCCCTGCATCTCAGGGTGTTTTGTTTGCAGTGTAGCCATAGCCGTTGATTGTCGATACTGGTTGCTGATGTTCTCAGCTTCCTTAATCTTCGGGTGATTATTAATTGCTCTCTCGACTGCCTTGTCGGGGTCAGAGAAAAAATCTACTTCTTCGTCAGCATTTGTTGCTTGTGTTTCAGTGTCGGTGAGTTGTGTCTGAATGTAGTCATCAACAACTTTGCGTAAATCACCCACTTCAGAACTTTGTTTACCTAAGAGTTTTTCAGCCTCTTGATGCATCCGTACTATCTCGGCTGTACTCTTCCCTTGATACTTCTCAGGTATATCTGACTCAGGTTCTTCAAGAGTTGCCTCAGCTTGAGGTTCTTGTTCTAGCGTTGTGTCAATGTCGTTCTCTTCTACGTCTTCTGGACGCTCATCTATTAGTCTTGCCATTATTAAACTCCGTGATTAATATCATTATGGAGGTGTATTAAGTGTAAGGGTTCTATGGTCGAGAGTTGTCCTTACGTTATTGTGTTACGATTTGTTAGCGTTCATGTGTGACTCTCTTTGTCTAGCCCACTTCCGTGTTTCCTTCCAAGAGTCTTTACCACGATTAACTTTTACAGGTGTAACAATCTTTCTAGCCTTCAACTCACAATCAGGACAATCAACTTCTTCTACGTCTGAGCCTCTAAGAAACTCGTTGACGTGTCCGTTGTCACATTGAAAGTCGTATAAACGTCTCATTCTTCTAAGTCGTCTTGTTCTTCTTGTTGTTGTTTAGCTGTTTCTATCTGTGACTCTAGGTTCAGCATATTAGCCATGACTACAAGTTGTCCCTTACGGAAGTTAAGGTCTTTGTCGTCTTTACAGGCTTCTACGGAGTTGACCTGTTCTGCACTTCCTTTAAAGTCTTGCATTAAGTTCTTCCAACCATCTGAACGGAACATCTCTTCAAAGGAACGATAGTACTTCTCTAGTTCTACATCAGTCATCTACTGTTTCTCCCTATAGGACAGCTTTAATTAATAATTTAAATAACATACTTAATGTATATTATAGTAATATTATACCATAGTTTACTAAGAAAGTCAAGTACTATTTACGATGTCTTGCTGTTTTCTTTGCAATCTTTTTAGGTTGTTTACTTACTTGTTTACCCGCTTTGGTGTCAGCACGTTTCTTACGTGTCGTAGCGGCATATTCCTTCTTGGTCAAAGCCTGTCGTGCCTTCTTGGGTAAGTAACGCTCACCAGTAGCCTTCTTGCCTTGCGTACTGGGTTTGCCTGACTTAGTGCCCCATTCCTCTTTAGTCCACTTCTTAAGGCTTTTCTGTGACTTCTTTAGTGGCATTACTTGTACCCTCCACCTTTAGCTTTGTACTCTTTAGCGAGCATCTGTGCCTTCCTAGCAGACCACTGTCCTGCCTTACCACCCTTAGTACCTGCTTTGATTCTATTAAACAAGTTCTTACGCATGGTAGGCTTAGTGTAGTTACCCGCCTTGTTTACTGTGGATTTCTTTTTAGTAGGCATAATTACTTGCCTTTTTTCATTGGCTTCTTTTTAGGTTTAGCTGTAGTTTTCTTCTTTGGTGGTCTTCCTACTTTACTACCGTATGTACCTTTACCGTATGGCATAGTATTCTCCTGATTACCATTTAACTTTATCAGCCCAATAAGCCGCAGACATCTTACCTTTAGCAATGTTCTTACCGTGTCTGGACTTGAAGGACTTACGTTTAGCTTTCATCTTAGCGGACTCACCTGCTTTAGGTTTGCCCGCTGTGCTTGCACCCTGCTCACCAAAGCGTATGGTCTTAATCTTGTCACCTTCTTTAGCCACTACCACATGAGACTTCTTGGCATGACTAGGTGTACGCTTTGGTTTGTTAAAGCCAGAGACTCCTGCTCTAGCCAGTCTTGGGTCTTTTTTTACTGGCATTAGATTTCTCCTTGCGGGATTCCTTGAGGTCTTGGAGGTCTGCTTCCAATACCGCCAGTCGCTTGAGGGTTTGGTCGAATGCCTTGTTCACCTGCTCCAATGCCTCGTTGAATTGACGCTGTGTTATCATTTGCTTTTCCTTGTTGGGTTTCTTTAACAGCTACTTCACGTTCCTTTAGTAACTGCTCTGATATTTTAAGACGTTTCTGGAACTCTTTATCATCCGCATCACCTGACTTAAGGTTAGCTGTAACAGCCTTAATACGGTCAATCTCAAGCTCCTGTGGTACAACACTTGCCTCTGCCGCAAGTTTCTGCGCTCTAGCTTGTGACTCTGTAGCTTGACCTTGTAGTGCCGCAGTTTGTGACTTCTGGAACTCCATCTGTGCTTGTTGCATAGCTTGCTGTGCTTGCTGTGCCTGTGGGTTAGGCTGATTAGCTTGTTGCAACGAAGAGATAAGTTCTTCACGATTAGACAAGTTCATGTTATCAATGATTGACATAATCAACTGTGAGTACATTGGGTTGTCTTGTTGCATAGTCTGTAGTAACTGTACAAGCTGTGTAACCTCATACTCACGGGCAATGATACCTAGACTGCTAGACGTATGGAACTTGTAGTCCGCTACAGGATAACGCTCAGGGTTAAACTGCATATAACGATGTGCGGCTTTAGTTACGAATGGAATAAGGAATGATTCTTGAAAGTTAATCAACGTACGCTTGTGACGCTTAATGATATCACCGAGGCTCATAGAGATGCCCGAAGCTGTAGACTGACCGTTGATAGAACCAGAGATACCCGCAGAGTCAATAGCACCTGTGGCTGTCTGCACCATTTTCTGTAGTTCACCTGCCTGTGCAAAGGTAACTTGACTAACATTACCGAAGTTTAATGGCTGTAGGACTTCAGCAGGGTTACCGTTGGTTAGGATAGTCTTGCCCGCTCGTACCTCTGCTTTAGCACCTCGAGGCATACGTGTAGCGTCAATAGCCATCATTGGGTGTATAGTAAGGGCTAAGGCATCGATTCTAGCGCGTAGTTCTGCGTCTAACGCCTTTTGAGAGTTATACCCTTTCTCACATACTCCTCGACCCCAGAAACGGCTAGGAACGACAG